GGTTTCTCTGTCCAGTAGGGTGCAGTTAGAGCTGCAGTACTAAACAGTAGCGCTGGTACGACTGACAGCATCATTAGTAGTTTTTTCATTTTCTTTAACCCATTCTTCTGTAAACTGGTCGATTGTGTCAACCAAGTCTTGAAGATAGTCATTCTTGTCCTTTACAAATTCTTGAACAAGTCCATCTTCTGTCACAACAAGAATAACGATTTGATTAATCTCAATCCCTGTTCTTTCTTGAAACATCTCTGCGTAAGCAGATGCTTGCATGTAGTATTCAAAGTTGTAATCATCTTTACGTTCAGAACGACTAGTTTTAAAGTCAATAATAGATGGAACACCGTTCCATTCTGCAATACAGTCTACTCTTCCAGCAACACGATACTTCTCACTCCATAATCCACACTCTTGTGCGTAAATATTATTTATTGATTTTTCTAGAGTCGGTTTTAGTTGTGAGAACAAACACCAAGGTAGAAATGCAACATCTTCCTTTACAACTTCTTTGTTGTTTAGGAAGTCCTCACACATATGGTGAACAGCAGTTCCACGAGATGCAGCAGTTCGCATGATATGATTAGCAACATCCTCACCCACACGATTACGCCATGCTTGGAGTCCTGCTTTCTTTTCTTTACGAACACCCAACACTGTTGTAATTGATGGGTATGTACCAGTTGGTGTTAAGTAGAACCGTTTTCGATTCACATTTGTAGTCCCTACTTCTGGGATATCTACAGCATTATGTATAAACATATTATTTCCTCATTATTAATCTTATAGCGTAGTATACACTATATTCACATCAAAGTAAAGAGATTTATTTACCTTGGCCTCGATACTTTTTATAACTACGTCTTTTTGATTTGTTCATCGTAGACGTAATCGGTTTTCTGCCTAGGGAAGTTCCTTTGGAAGTCCCTTCGTGAGCAGATGTACTTCCATACATTGATTTTGCCATTATTCAACTCCTAATCGGATTTTGTTGATTAGATACTCCTTCACAAAACCAGAACGCACAATGTCACCGATTGTAAATTCGATATTATCGAACTGTTCCATTGCATCTAGGATTTTCATAAAGTTAACCATTCCTGCTTTGTCACTTGATTTCAACAAGTCTGTCTGAAAGAAATCGCCACAGAAAATAATTTTTGAATCTTGTCCAACACGAGTAATGATTGTATCCAATTCGTGGAATGTCAAGTTCTGACATTCATCCACAATAATAACTGCATTGTCTAATGTGATACCCCTAAGAAAAGAAGTAGTCAAAAACATTAATGAACCTTGATTTTTAAGTCTATCGTACAATCCAGAAAATGCAGCTGCATTTGGTTGTTCAAACATAAACTTAACCATGTTCTGATATGGTACTTGGAATAGTGCTGTCTTATCTTCCTCATCGCCTGGCAAGAAACCAATCTCACGAGTTGGAACTGCACTACGAACCATGTACACTGTATCGTATGGTGTTTCATTTCTTAGAACATCTTGTAGTCCATTGTATAATGAAACAAATGTTTTACCTGTTCCAGCCGCACCATAAAGGAATAAATTCTTTCCTGCTTTATACGACTCAAACGCCTTCTTTTGATTGTCCGTGATTGGTTTAATTGAAACCATCTGGTCAATTCTAATGTCTTTCACTTTAGCCATTAATTGTTACTCCACTTGTGTCGATGTTTAGCCAACACCGCATCTGTTTTAATTTGTTTTGCAGACTTCTTACCATACCGTTGTCCTAATTGACTATCGGGATGTGCCTCTGCCCCTTTTGCAAGAACCTCTTTCCAACCAGCATCAGTCTTTGCGTCAATGTTATCACCTACCGCACCAGCGATAGAAAACATTGAAGGCATCTGCTTAATGTGTGGGTTCTTTTTTAAGAGTTCTTCTCTTTTTGAATTTGATAAAAAGTCATCAAACTCTTCACCTGTTTTTGTATTTCTAAATGTAAATGTTGGCATTATTTCTCACGTTTTTTATCTTCAATGGATTTTTCTAACCATTTCCATTCTCGTTCTTCTTCTGGTGACATCACACTGGTATCAGTCCAAACACCGTCTTTATTTGGTTTCCAGTATTTTGATTTGTCCATTGATACTGCAAGACAATCTGCTTGTATGGTTTCAATCAATGTATCAATGTCTGGCCTAGATGCTTTAGGTGAACCATACTTCATCTCTCTAAGTTTATCAGACATTCTTTTAATACTATCAATCTTGTCACAAAAATCACTTATCTTATGTAGCACTATTTATCTCCATCCAAGATGGCATGCCCCTCTTCTTCCACGATGCCAAATGTTGTTTATATTTTATATAGTAATCCCTATAGGCAGTGATTGACGATTCGTTCTTTACATCGTCTGGCATTGCTTGTAAGGGTTCTGTGAATACACCCTCAGGCATATTCTCTGGTGGACTGAATAACGCCCACTTTAGTTTACGATAACTCTCATGGTAGACATCCTTATCATACCTGTACATAAATTCTGTATTCAGTTCTGTCCACAACTCATACAACCATCTGTAGTTTTTCTTGGATTGTCTTACCCAAATAGCACTAGGGTGATTGACATGACAAGATTTGTACAAAGTATGGTCTAGTTGTGGGTCTGGATGGTCGTAAGTAGTAAGCAAACGATTCTTTTTACTCAATCGTTTTACTTGTTTACCATCACATACACGATGTGCAGTAGACATGAGTTGAGCATATTCGATACACATCTTACTTGCATGGGAATCTACATGCATCATTGCACTTGTCTTTGCATCTTCATCTAGATAAAATATATTCACCTTTTCTCCCATCTGTAAAATATGTGGTCTTCGATTTCCACTGTTTTAGTTTTAGTCTTTGCCCAAGACGGTGATACATAATCTGCATGATAATGTGTTGCACCATCTGTTATATCTAATAGGGTTATTCTACCAGAAACTAGTCCAGTTGTAAAGACATAAATTGAATTATATGTAGTTTTATCGTGTGGTGTATCTGACTTACCGTCACAATACCAACTAAACTGACATCTATGTCTCACTGGTATCAACTCACCAGTACCCTTCCAACTAGGTCTGTGTGGCCCTTGTTTTACAACTCCACAAATCGTATTTGGAAATCTTGAATCCTTTACACGATTAAGTGTTACTGACATAACTGCCATCTGTCCAGCCTGTGGTTGATTCCTTGCTTCGTGATACACATTCTGTGTAAGACATACTGCTTCTTTATTTAAAAACTCATTTATAACAAGTTTGTCATCTATCTCTACTGGTGAAACAGTTACCAAAAGAGAGATTAATAGTTCATTAATTGACATCACATACCGTCCCAGCGTTGTGCCATGTTGCTTTACATCTAGGTTGACTAGGGTCAGTAAATGGCACTGGTTTTGGGTCAAAGATTTGACCCCAAATATTACCGTAATAAATCACTTGTACTTTATCTGTAGTGTTATCAATGATAACATCAGAATATGGTTGAGATGTTTCCACAACAACTCCATCAACAGACAGAGTTGTTCCTTGGATAACATCATTCGCCTTAGCAATACCTGTAATTAACAGGAACGCCAAACAAGCAATTGTCATTAATACAAATTCTTTAAACTTATTCATATTAGTTACTAATAATACTGTTAAACTCAAAATGTCCACCGTGAGTTTCCTCAGTCTGGTCAATAACATCTTTTGCATAACTTCCAAAAGAATAACCAAACTTGTCGATTGCTTTCTGGACAATATTTTTTGGTGTATCCGTCATTTCACCTGTGTCTGTATAGAAATCATGTACAAAATCTTCTACATCCATCATTAAACTTTTCACTGCACTCATAATTAAACGTCCTTTCCGTCTATTGTTTTAAATCCAAAACCAGCAACCACATATTTCTGATTACCGATTAACATTTGGTCACCCACAGAGGTTGACCTTAGTCCCCACTCTTTACCGTTCTCATCAGTAGTAAGTGAAGTCATAACAGTAACATTCTCATTGTAGTCACCATTTGTTTCCTCACCATCACCAAAGTTAAGAGTAGGTTTTTTAATACTCCATGAACCCATAACATTGTTAGTCCACCTGTAAGCATACTCAAGTGCTTCCATTGTAGTAGGGAGTTCTGGAACATCCACAAACGCAACGGTTTGTGGAGTGTCCTCAAATGCTGTATGAATAACTGCAACTTGTGTCATTACGCAGCCTCCAACATTGAAAATGGAACATTGTATCCAGACACAGCACCACTGATAGGGTTAGTCACCATATCAACAATTGCTCTTGTCTTGTTAATTTTTCTGATAGTGCCTGGAGTCTTTTTTGTTTTCTGAACAACATAAACTCTTTGTCCAACTTCCAAACCACTTTTATTCTTCATCACTTTAAGTTCTGAAGCGAACTGTTGTAGTTCTGTTAACTCACTCACTGACATACCCATTAGGGTTTTTTGCATTTCATTACTAATCATAATATTTCCTCTCTTTTTCATTATCAACATAGCTATTGTATCAAGCATTAAGCTCAATGTCAAGGCTATTTTTACAAAATATCTGCATCCCAAACTGACTGTGCATATTTGTCTTGCAGACGGTAAGCTTCCTTTTCCCAAGGAAGGTCATAGTAACCAGTACCCTCAACAACGAAACATCTTTTCCACGTTTTACCCGCTTCATCCATTTCATTTCTTGCATACTGTTTAACGTGTATCATCTCGTGAACCACGGTTGTTACTAATTCTTTCAGAGTCAATCCCTTCTGGATTTCCAGAGTGAATTCTCTGTTGGTATCTTGCATATCACAATAACCAATTGCAGAGCCTGGAATGTTTTTTATCTCAACCTCAATATCCAAGGTTTTCATTCTAGGCATTAGTTTGTCAATCATGTGAGCAACACATTTTTCTGCAATATGTCTCTCATGTTTAATCCCACCGACAACTGATATAACATTTCTATTTTTCATTATTGTGCCATTTTCTGTGCAATGTAACCAAAGAAGTGCATTACATCACCATTTTTAAAATCAATCTCAACTAATTTGTTTTTTGTCATTTGTTGAGTTTTTGGGTGGAACGCTTTAATCTGTTCAATTACTGCACCCAAAGGAATTATATTCATACCCCACACAGGGCCTTTGTATTCAAATACATGTTCTATATCTAGGTTCTTTTCTTCGACTAGAGTATCTAACCATTTTTCAAACTTCATAATTTCTTCCTTTCTCATTAACTATACCTATAGTATACATGTTATCATAACAAATGTCAAGGCATTTCTTCACTTTATTTGGCACATTCTGTCGCACCCAATTAACAACCATATAACTTAGTTTCCTCGTCCCATGAATCTCTCATGTTCTCTAGTTTTTCCAACATATTATATAGATTACCAGTACCGGCTCTATCACCATTATCCATCAATTTTTTGCCCCAATCTGACCTTTGATTGACTGCTATCTTCAATTCTCTTATCGTATTTTCTAATTGCAGTTTTGCATGTTCTACTTGACACTGGTCTAAATCTCTATAGTGTTGTTTATCTCTTTTCATAGTTCCTCTATCATTGTTAATATACTTATATTATACATGTTATCAGAACAAAAGTCAAGGCCCAAAGGCATCTTTTTGGCCAAAAAAAACCCCCCATTCCGATTAAGAAATGGGGGGTTCGAGAGTTAGGGCAACCGAGTGAGAGAGAGTTGAGAGAGGTTGTTCCCCTAACCATTCTTATATAATACTACATGAGTATTAAAAAGTCAACACATTTTTAGAGCTTCTTCTGTAGTTTCTGTAACTCTACGAGTCCAACCTCTACCGAATGTCTCAAATGTTTTTAATTTTTCATAGTATGATTGACGTTCTGCTTGAAAGTTCTTGATAGTTGTTTCAAGACCATGTTCATCAATATACTCACCAAGTTTCCTTAGTGTGTTGGGCCCGATGCCACCATCGGCAACAGTTCCAATTAGTGTTTGCAAATATTTTGCACTTCGTCCTGTACCAGCGTTTACTCCGAAATCGAATACGCAGAGGTCTAGCCCGTTTGGAATGTCATCACATTTTAGACGATTCCAATAATTCTTTTCGTAGATGGGTGCGGCATCCTCTACAGTTAAGTCTTTCATGTCTTTCGTACCACCGAAATCTTCATAAACTCTCTTGGTAATGCCAAGATTAGTTTCACCGCCTGGGTCTTTTGGATGGTTGACATAACCACCCTCGTGATGGAGAATCATCTCCAAACAATGTTGATAGTTATCTTTCATAGCTTTATTCCTTGTTGTAACTGTCGTTCCATTGGAACGCTTCTTTAACGACATTCTCAGAGAGTCCTTTGAATGCTTGATGTAGTTTTTTATCTTTCGCAGAGATAACGAGGTCAGCTTCACTTTTGTGTAGTCCTTCTAACATTTGGATAAACATATTTTCACGTTTGAATCCAACTAGTGCATCGTCACCGCCTTTAACAAAACGATAAAGTTTTTTGTACTCTCTTCGTAGTACAGTGTGTTCAGTTCCTTCTTCAGCATCATTCGCTGTAAAAGGTACTTCACCTTGGGGAATCACCCATTCGATATTTGGGTCGAATGAGGATTTAATGATTACACGCAATGCATCGCAATCATATTTCTTCAAGAGTTCAACCTTCTTGGCCTTCGTCTTTGCGTTATGTACTTTCTTTAATACCTCAGAAAGTAGAGGTGTATAGGTATCTTGAACCATATTAAAAGTCTCCAATGTCATTCATAAGATTTTTCAATCTCTTTTTAATAAAATAATTTAGAAGTTTTGACCTATCGCCGTGTTCAGCATTCTGGTATTCTTCCAGAATTTTTACCTTCAAGTCACTAGGTATGCATTCTAAATCAATTAGGGTTTTATTCCGTTGATAATTTCTTAGCATCTCATCTGAACAATAGTCAGTTGGTTCTAAGTCAATCCACGTTTCTAACTTTTTCTTAGTTAGTGGTCTTTGTCGTAACTCATCAACGAAAGTGTTATCTGGTGAGAGGAAATTTGGAACGCCATCACTCCTGTCACCCTTTAGCACATGTTCCCTTATATATATGTCGGGGTCAATATCCTTTATAAATTTCTTCACTGTGGGAGAATATTGTTGTACATTGTTATATTTGTGCAACTGTATAAAATCTTTATCACCAGACAATATAAGGATATGCTCAAACTCACTTGGAGTTTCAGCAACATGTTGGACGATGGCTGCAATGCAATCATCTGCTTCTGCACCTTCGACCTCTAATACTTTATAGGGAAATGTTTCTTTGATTTCATCTCTAATATTATTCAGAGTTTCAAAGATTGTGTTCCAATCAAGTCCAGAGTTTGCTCTGTCCTTTTTTCGGTTGGATTTGTAGTTGGGGAAGTAATCCCTTCTCCAATACTTTTTGCTATCATAACAAAGAACCATTTCACCAAAGGCTTCATGGAATCGACTACGGTATCCTCTTATAGAATTTAACACCATATGTCGAACTAGATTTTCATCTAATTCATTGTCACGTTTTGAACCTAGTTGCATCATTAGATTACTAATGGTAACTTGGTTCATATCAACTAATATCATAATTTGCTCACTTATATTTTATATCATTATATAGTATACTTTAATAACGCCTATATGTCAATAGATTTTACTCTTCATCTTCCTCAGTTGTTATTGCATCTTTGATTTCATAACAATCTAAGTACACACTTGTCTTTCCATTTTCTTTTGTTGTCGTAACAAATTCATCTGTAACGAACTGCATAGGATGTGGAATACCACAACTTCTATAGAGTGTCGATTTTACCATCTCTATCAACATTGAGATATCAGCAATAAATTCTGTATCCTCAGTGTCAACACCATTTTCACTCATGTTGTGTATCATGTTGACAACCAATCCCTCAGTAAGATGGTCTGCAAATGTCATATCTTGTTGCATTTGTAAAGCATAATCATCTATTTTAATGTTGGGATTGGGTGTTGCCTTCAAAGGGAACTCAATAATATTACCCTTTTTCTTTTCCATCAAAATTTTCCTCTTCCATTTCTTTTGTCCACTCACACATAATATCTGGATACCATGTTCCGATATTTCTTTTTGGTGTACCGTCTGGATGGTATGCCATTACTAGACAAATACTCTTACATTTGTTTTGTTGGTATTCACCCCAAAACATGTCTAGGTATTCACCAGTTCTTAAATATGTTTCTAGGTTACGAATGTATCCACGATGAGATTCATAACGTGCTTCTGCACCCTTAACCTTTGCTCGTGCATTTGCACGTTCAGAGGACATCAAACTCTTTTGAGTTTTAATCCATTGTTTTACTTTGATATGACTCCATGCATCGTCATCGCCTCTTGCGAGTACAGATGGATGGATACTTTTGTATTCGGGGGGATTTTCTTTAAGTCGTTTCTCTCTCGCTTTTGCAAGTCTCTCACTTGCCGCTGCCTTTTGCTCAGCAGTCATAGGTTTGCGAGGTTTACGTTTCTTCGGTAGAGTAGAGTCGTTCTCTACGTTCAACTTCCTTTTCATAAGTCACCTTTTTAATAGCCACGTTCAAGTTTTTGTTTTTCCAAATTTCGCTTGAATCTGCGAGTTGCAGCATCCTTTGCTTTTCTACGCTTAGTCCCTTTGGACTCATAAAAGGTTCTATCTCTTAATTCTTGAAAGAACCCATCACGCAAGAGTTTCTTCTTTAAAACTCTTAACGCTTTGTTAACATCATTATCACGAACAATCACAGTCATCCCAGCAGGACGCTCTTCTTGTTTAAAATTACGTTTCTTATTATACTTATTAAATTTATTATACCTCATTAAATCCTCATTTTGGCCTGCCCGGCAAGACTCGAACTTGCGACCTACGGTTTAGAAGACCGTTGCTCTAATCCAACTGAGCTACGGGCAGTATTCTTGGTTACAGCAATTACTTGCTGAATTGTACCTTATATTGTCTACCGTTATGGTAAAAGGTAACAACACTATGTGAATAAACAGTAGTCACTTCTTCATCATAACGTGTCTCAATACTGCATACTCTTTTAGTTGATGCTTGTGCATCAGAATTATCGTGTCCGATAATCCCACCAAGTACTGCCCCTGCGGCCGCACCGTTGTCTTTTTTGGTAACTACTTTACCAAGGATACCACCAATGATAGCACCTTTAAGTAAGTCACCAGACTTGTCTCCACCAGTTGTAACATTCGTACACACCTCTACATTGTAGGGTACACGATTAATTACATTCTTGTTTATATCTGTAACTTGTGCATCATGGGCATACGCCGTACTCGACAACGCCATCATGGCACAAAGTCCATAAGTTAGTTTTTTCATTTTTACTCCTTCACAGTATGTACTACAGCACCAGTTCCGAATAATTCGTATCCGTCTTTTGCTTTAGTAATCTTTACATAAGTATCCAATACTGCACACATTTCTTTTGCGGCATTAATTGCATCACCTAAAGTTTTATAAATCATCCATAATTCTCCACATCAATATACACTATACATCATTTAGATAGCTTTGTCAAGAGGTATTAACTCTTTTTCTCCAGTTTTTTCATCTTTTTCTACTTTGATGAAATTACCTCGTTCTAATTTTTCCAACATAGTAGATACTATATCTTCAATCTTTTCCTTCTTTCCCACATGGACACCAACATAATAGAAAATGGCGAGTAGTCCTGTGGCAAGAAGAGAATGCTCTAATCCTGTCATTTAACGCTCCAATACAATGATATGTCCGAAATATTTATCGAACACTGAAATAAGGTTTTCATAGTCACCAGATGTCATCTCGTTACAAATTTTAGTAGCATCTAATTCCAACTGTCTTGCAAGGTCTTTTGCTTTACCCAACAACACATATGCATTTCCGTCTGGCCCAGTCAAATCAATTATGATTTCACTCTTTGTAGTTTTGTTCCTAATCATTTGGTGCAAACTCCTTTTCAAACTCAGTTATGATTTTCTTCTTCTTATTTAGAAGCGACTCAACAGAGTTCAGTGCCATCCTCTTTTCATCAGACGCACCCTCGTTCATCGCAATCAACAAAGTCTCAAGAACACTAATATCTTCTAATACATCAACCATTACGCAATCTCCCATGATTTAAATTTCACAATTTTTTCTAACTTCTTGACTAGTTTTCTACCATAGTCAGAGAAGAGAATTCCTTTGTCCCATACCCAAGACTCTAAATCTTGTCCGTGATAGAACTCTTCATTTTGAGTCAACCACCTTAATGCAGTTTCTTCATCACCAGCACCCAAGTCAATAGTTTCTTTGACAAGAGTTTTAAATTTTGCAATCGCAAGTTCTTCTGCTTTCTTTTCTGCAATAAAGTTTTCTTCATTAATCTTAGAAGCAGATTCGATTTCAGCATCCAACTCTGCATCTGTCATAGATGCAAAGTCAACAGAGCGAGCATATGATTTACTGTATGCATCAGCAACACAGTAGTAAGCACTCTCTTCAAGTTCAGTTCTTTTGAACTCTGCAAGAGTACCAGATGGAACTCTTTCATTCCAATACTTGGTATCTTCTGGTTCAACCATAGAACCCATCCAACAACCGTCTTTTTTAGAAAATTCTTCTGCCTCTTTTCTTTGGGCATTGATATAATCTTTAAGTGCTTTTTCCATAATCAAACCTCTTTTCTCATCATTACTAGCATAGTATACATGTTTTTAGAACAAATGTCAAGGCTTTTATTCTACCCTATCGTGAATTGGTACAGCACCATAAAATGATGAACCCATCATTTCTTCAACTTTCTCACTAAACCTTGAGTCAGAAGTTGCACCGTAGTTTCCACCGAACATAGTCCATGAACCCTTTTCAATTTCTTTCACTGGAACGATATTGACAATTGTTCTGCCCATAACATTCCTTGAAACTAATTGTGCTTCGGGATATTCTTCACTAGGATTGAAAGGCCCACTCACATTTGAAATGCAAAGTCCTTTACAATTTGCAGACACCCCACCATTTGTGCAATCACCTAGATTGCTCTTATATACGTTAATATGTAAACCCATATTATATCTCCTTTATGATTGATTTGACAAAAGAACTGAATGGTAAACTTACTTCCCAATCTCTATCCTCATAGTCGATTATTAATATATCTTCACCACCGTCAGGCCCACAACAGTGTCCAACGATTTCTGCGATTTGTGAACCCATCTCACCAAGTTTTTCGTTGAATGAATGAACCTCAAATTTTCTACCAACTGTATCCATAATTATTTCCACTCCAAGTTATTATCTTCAATCAAAATGTCTCTAACTCTTTCTCTGTCGAGACTGTCTCCACCACCCCATGTAACTTTGTCGTTTAGGGAATTGATGTACTTACTAGTTGCAGCGATAATCATTTTTGGACTCGCACCAATCGGGTAAACCGCATCGGGAACATTACCATAGAAAGACTCTACATAAGCACAGAAATCTACTACATCTGAAACTATCACATCAACTTTATCATTATTAACCATATTTTTAAGTTCCTTTCTCATTGTTTATAAGTATATTATACATGTTTTAAGAACAAAAGTCAAGGCCTAATTGCATCTTTTTTTGCATTATTTTTGACAGAATGTCGCACCTATTT